TATTTGAAGAAGAAAATAAAGATAGTTTAAAATTATTTAATGGCTGTATTGTTAAAGCAATATCATCTGGAGAAAGTGCTGCTCGTGGAGTTTCTGCTGTATCTTGGCTGATATTTGATGAAGCTGCTTTTATTGATAACGGAGTTGAAGTATTTTCACAAGCAGTTGCCACAACTGCATCTGGTGGACATATTATTATGATTTCAACGCCACATGGTAAGGATCAGTTATATTATAACACATACAACCAAGCAAAAATGGGTAAAAATGGATATCATATAACAGAACTAAAATGGTATCAAGACCCAAGATATAGTAGATATTTAAAATGGCATAGAAATGTTATTAAAACAATTGATGGAAAAGATATATCAGAAGAAGAGTGGTTTGAAGAAGAACACGATAGTGATGGATATATAAAATACGACGAAGAACATTGGGAAAATCTGGAAGCGGAAGGATGGAAACCAACTTCACCATGGTACGAAAAAATGTGCCGTAAATTTAATAATGATTCACAAAAAATTGCACAAGAATTAGACGTTTCATTTATTGGTTCATCTGATAACGTTGTTTCGCCTGAAACAATAGAAATGCAAGAAAAACGTAATGTGCGTCCGTATATATTTACTGATGAGATTATTAAAGAAACTTGGATATGGAAAAAACCCATAGAAGGACACCGTTATATAATGCCAATAGATGCTTCAAGGGGAGATGCTGCGGATAATTCTGTTATACAAATATTAGATATTGATGCTATTGATGATAATGGTAATCCTATAATTGAGCAAGTGCTAGAATACTATGGTAAAATGCCTGGTGATATGCTGGGAGAGATAGCATATAGATATGGATTAACATATAATAATGCATTTGCTGTTGTTGACTGCATTGGTGGAGTGGGAGATCCATGTGTTTTAACTATGATGTCATTGGGATATTCTAATTTATATTATGATGACCCAAATTTAAAAGACTTTACCATTGAATCAAGATATATAAAATATCCAACAAATGATAATAATAAATTACCTGGGTTCCATTCATCTGGAGTTAGATTCCAAATGTTAAGTGGTTTTGCTGCTGCTTTAAGAGATAATGCAATTATTATTCGTTCAAAAAGAGTAATTACTGAATTAGACACATGGATATTTAGAAATGGTAGAATGGATCATATGTCTGGATTTCACGATGATACATTAACATGTTTGGCCATGGGTTATTTCGTCTTACAATTTTCATTCAAAAAATTAGAAGCAGCTATTAGTAAAGATAAAGTTATACTAAAATCATGGATAACAGCAGCTAATTTATCAAATAATAGTGAATCTCATTTTTTTCAAAAAAATGATGTAATTCTTCCATTTTATTCGTCCAAAATGTTAAATAAAGATATGAATGAAAATAAAATAAAAAATGAATTATTAAAAGAAAAAAATACAAATAAAATATCAAATTTTATGTTATCCCTAATGTATCAAAACATTAAATAACATTTACTTTACAATATAATTTCATATTTTTTTATAATAAAAATGAATTAAATGGCAAATAAAAATACAAATAGGATTCAAACACTCTTTCAAGAACTAGATGGAGTATTTAGTGGAAGATGGGGTAATAATAAACCAAGTAATGTAAAACATGTAAATAATTATTCTATCTCCCCAAATACTATTATTCGAACTTCTAATAAAGAAGAATATGAGGCGGCAAAATTACAAGCTCAACAGAATAAATATTTATCTGCAATGTGGGTTAAAGCTAATCGGGATGCCGAATTAACTAATCTATCTGGGCTAAATAATGTTAAATTAATGTACAGAGATGCAGAACTAATGGATGCATTTCCAGAAATAGGCTCTGCATTAGACATTTATTCAGAAGAAGCCACAACATTAAATGATAAAGGAATGATGATTAATATATATTCTAAATCTAATAGAATTAAAAGTATTCTAGAGGATTTATTTGTTAATCGTTTACAAATTCATACTGTTCTACCAATGATAGTTAGAACTACTTGTAAATATGGAAACGATTTTCATTTATTAAATATTAATGACAGAGAAGGCATTTTAGGTTGGAGACAATTACCAGTTTATGAAATAGAGAGATATGAAGGCGATTTAACAAATCCATATAATTATATGACTGGAAATGGAAACGACAAAGATGAGTTGAAATTTGTATGGGTTGGTAAAAATGATGCAACGCCATATAGATCATGGCAAGTATCACATTTTAGATTGTTGAATGATTCATTATATTTACCTTATGGTGTAAGTATATTAAATAAGGCTAGACGACATTGGAGAATATTAGCTCTTATGGAGGATATGATGTTAATCTATCGTTTAGAGCGTAGTATTGAAAGAAGAGTATATAAAATAAATGTAGGTGGCATAGATGATAAAGATGTACCTGCTTATATTCAAGAAATAGCTAATAATTTTAAAAGAACTCCAGTTGTAGATCCATTAACTGGACAACTTGATTTACGTAAAAATATATTAGGCGTAGATCAAGATATATTTGTTCCAGTAAGAAATGAAAATGCTCCTAATCCAATAGATACATTAAGCGGAGCAGCCAATTTAAATCAAATAGAAGATTTAAAATTTATACAAAACAAAGTATTATCCGCATTGAGAGTACCTAAGGCTTTTTTAAATTTTGAAGAAAGCACTGGTGATGGAAAAAATTTAGCTCTTATGGATATTCGCTTTTCAAGAAGTGTTATGAAAGTTCAACAATCTATTATATTAGAATTGACTAAAATAGCAACTATTCATTTATATCTTATGGGCATGGAAGATGAATTGACAAATTTTACTATTACAATGAATAATCCATCAACCCAATCAGAGATGATGCGTATTGAACAATTAGAAACAAAGATCAGGGTAATTAGTGCTATGCTTAATGAAGGTCAAAATGGTATTCAAATTGTATCATGGTCAAGAGCTTTAAAACAAGTACTTGGATGGACCGATGATGAAATCGCAGAAAATCTAAATGAAATAAGATTGGAACATGCAATTGCAAATGAGTTAAAAAAGACTGATCAAATTATTAATAGAACAGGCGTATTTGATAGCGTTGATAAAATATATGGTGAACCAGGATCTGAATATATATCAGGTAACTCAGAAGATAATGGAAAAAATGAAAGTTCATTTTCTTCTATAGGTGGACTAGGAGGCGGTGGTTCAATGAGCATGGAAGATTTTGGAACTGGTAAGGGAAATGAAGGTGAACTTTCAGCAGATGAAGTTTTGAATCAAGAAAATAATAATGAAGAAGCTAATAACGAAGAAAATAACGGCGAAGAAAACAACACTGAAGAAACTAATAATGAAGTACCAATTAATCCTGCCACGACAGAAAATAAAAAAAAGAATGAAAAACCCTTATTAACAGAAAATAGAAATAAAACTAAAGAATTATTGTTTAGCGATATTTATATAAAGAAATTAAAAGAAAGAGAACTTAAAGAAAATGGTAAATTTAATCCAGATATTTTATCAAAAGCATTCTTGGTTAATGAAGACCTTAATAATATGATTAATGAAATTGATAATTATACCAAAAATAAACATAAAAAAAATAAATAAGACATGAAGAATTTTGGAGAAATATATGAAGCTATAAATAATAATGTAAATTTAATTTTAAATAAAAAAAATAAATTAAATGAATGCATATTATTAATAAAAAATAATGATATATTATTAAATGAATGGCATTTCTATAACCAATTATTTAATGAAGAAAACGTTGATCAACGTAAAGATTTTATAAAGGAATCTATTAACGAATTTAAACAATATTCATCTGATGATATTAAAAAAGCTAATGAAAAATTAAATAAAGCATTTGATAAATTAAAATTATCAGAAAATGTTAAATATGCCCCATTATATGCTATTTTAGATAAACTTATTACAGAAAAATATAATATTAAAAATATTAATACAAAATTAAAATATATAGACGAGGCACATGCATATATGATTAATGAAAAAATTGAACCAAAAACTATTGTTGAAGAAAACGAATATAAAGGCGATAAAACGCTATTATTAAATATAATGATTCAAAAATTCAATAGGAAATATGGAGAAAAAATGAATGAATCTGAAAAAGATTTATTTAAAAAAATTATATCAGCTAAATCAAATGATGATAAACATGCTATATATAATGAAGTTAAAAATGATTGTTTATCTCAATTAAATGGACTGATAAAAGAATCAGAAGATATAGATGTTAAAGAAAAATTTTTAACTTTAAAAGAACAATTATTAAATGAAAGTTTTAATAAAGATAATTATTTAACTGATATATATAATATATTAGAAAAAAAATCTGTTTTAGATGAAATAAGTGATATTAAATAATTATATAATATGACAAAAATTAAAAATTCTAATAATATACATATTGATAAATTAACTAAATTTGAAAAATTTGGATTATCTGTTGTTGGCAGAGTAGGTACTGTAGGTTTTTTTATTATTTTAATATCTTGGACTGTTATATGGCTAGGATGGAATATGTTCGCTCCGTCATCATTTAGATTTGATCCATATCCTGGTTTTGTGTTATGGCTATTTATGTCAAATGTATTACAATTAATTTTACTACCATTAGTAATGATAGCTCAAAATCTTCAATCGAAACATGAAGAAATAACAGCAGAAAATGATTATAATACAGATCTTGAAAATGAAAAATCTATTAATGAAATAAAAAATGATATTGCGGAGATAAAAAGATTATTAAATAAATAAAATGGACACAAAAGAGCAAATACAAGATTTAATTAATCAAATCGGAAACGAAACAAAACCAGGGCAAAATACAGCAACAAGAATTGCAACCGTATTAAATGATATTAACTGGTCAGATATTTTATTCTATCCGAATTTATCTTCTTTTCCTGTAACTGGTTAAATATAAAAAATTAACATTAATTTAATATAAATTTTGTTTTATTAAATAAAAATAGTATATATATAATATAAAATATATTAATATATGTTAAGAACTGCAAAAGATATTAAATTAAAGTTAAAAAATAAAAATTTTAAAATAAGATATGGTACATTTCAAAAATCGAATCCTATAGTTATATATATTATAGGGAATGTTTGGATAGAACCAAAGTATAAATCAGATGACTATATATCTTTATTTAAAACATTTAATAAGGACTTTAATGATGAAATAAAAAAATATTTATATAATAATAATATTTTTGATAATAAAACAATTATAAATATTGATTTATGCTCCAATAGATTAGGTTATGATAAAAAATCATATTTAACATTTGAAATACATTTAAAACAAAAAAAATTATATTATATAACAGATGATATATTAGTAAATGAAATAAATAAATTATCTAATTATATTATACAAATACTACATAATATATTGGGTGAAAATTTTGAATTCTATCTAAAAAAATAAAAAAATGAATAAATTAGGCGTAAATATTGTTGGCTATCCAACAAATCAAGCAATGGGACTAAGTCAAAATTCAGAACAAATTTATAATTCTCTAGTTAACACAGATATTGATATTAAAAAATTTTATTATACATTAGATAAAGAAAAACAAATAGATGGAAATGATAATAATGTAAATATAATTTGCATGAATCCTGATATATTGAAAAATTTAAGTCAACTTGAATATCGTGGATTTAAATGTAAAGATAAAATTAATATAGGATTATGGACATGGGAAACGGATCTTTTGCCAAAAGAATGGATTGAAACAGGTAAACAATTCGATGAAATATGGACCGTATCTAATTATTCAAAAAATATTATTCAAAAATATTTCCCAGAAAAACCAATATATTCTATAAACATTATAGGCAGAAAATTTAATATTTTAAATAAATCTGAATATAAAAAAAAATATAAATTAAGTGATGATTTATTTATTTGTTTATATATATTTGATTTTAATTCAGACTTTTATAGAAAAAATCCAATAGGAGCTATAAGGGCTTTTAAAAAAGCTTTTAAGGAAAATGAAAATGTTTTTTTTATAATTAAAACATCAAATGGAGAGCTGCATCCACAACAATTATTTGAATTATATAAAGAAGCTAATTCTACTGATAAAATATGGATTATAAATCATAAATTATCTATTGAAGAATTAACTGAAATTTATAATATAAGTGATTTATATATTTCATTACATAGATCAGAAGGAAGTGGCTTAACTATTATGGAAATGATAATGATGGAAAAACCAGTTGTTTGTACAAATTATTCTGGTAACTTGGATTTTTGTAAAGAAAATTATACAAATTTAGTTGATTATAAATTAGTTCCAATTAATAAAGAAAGTATATATTATACAATGCTTGAAGGACGTGAGTCAAAATGGGCTGAACCTAATATTGATGATGCTGCAATAAAAATAAAATCAGTTTATAATAATTATCAAAAAGAATTAGAAAAAATGTCTATTGGTAAACAATATATAGAAGATAATTATAATTCGTTTCAACTGTATAATTTTATAAAAAATAGAATTAATAATATTATAAAAAAATAAAAAATATAACAATTTTTATAAAAAAAAATAAATAAAATAATTTTTTAATGAAATAGCCTTATAATAAGGCTATTTTTTTATTTTATATACTATTTATATAAGAAAATATTTATTAATGAAAGAACAACTTCAAGAAATAAAAAGGGGTCAAACTGGTACAGGTTTACTACTTGAACGTGACGATTATAATTTTATAAACGCAAATGAAACAAGGGATGCGTTAAAAAAATATCTAAAAGAAGCTTCTAATAATCCAACAGAAGAAGCAAGTCCATTTATATTTCCAGCTATTTTTCAAAAATATGGAGTTGAAAATGCAAATGGTAGAATATATCCTGAACATATTTTAAAAAAAGAGGTTGAACGCTATCAAATTAAAATTGCGGAAAAACAAGCATATGGCGAATTAAATCATCCGTTAAATTCTTCTATTGATGGTAGTAGAATATCGCATAATATATTGGAACTTAAATGGGAAGGAGTAACATTAGTTGGTAAATTACAATTAATTGTTTCAAAAGCCTATATAAATACTGGTTTAATTTGTTGTGTGGGAGATATTGTTGCTCAATTAATTGTTGAATACGGGCTTAAAATAGGCGTTTCATCTCGTGGTGTTGGTTCGGTTGAAACTAAAATGGGAAAATTAATAGTTCAAGATGATTATGAAATTATTTGCTGGGATATTGTAACAGATCCATCAACGCCAGGTGCATATATTGGTAAACAATTTAATGATATTAAAACATATGTTGAAAATAAAGATATAAAATCACAGCTTATTTTAGATAAATTAAATAAAATAATTATATAATAAAAATATTTTAATAAAAATGTTAATTTTTAAGCATTTTTAAAAATATATTGATATTTATATAAAAACAAGATTATCAATAATTGATAATTTAAAAAAATAATTATACATATTAATTCATTATTTCAAATGAAGAAAGAAATTAAAAGTGATATTCTAAAAGATTCATTGATAGAAGCAGAAACTATCAGTGCCTTAATGGAAGAAAATACAACCGAGCTTTTCCGTAATATTGTAACTGAAAGTGTTCAAAAGAAATTAAATCAGTTAATAACTGAAGCAAATGAAGATGAAGACAATAATGATGACGATATTATAAAAGGAAAAGACGATGATAAAGTGGAAGATATGAATACTGACGATGTTGAAAAATCAGATGAAAAAGACGACGAATTAACTGTTGTAGATGATATAACAGATAAAGATTCAATGGAGGGTTCTGATTTAGATTCAGACGAAGATGAATGGTCTAAATTTGATAAATATAAGATAAATCAAGATTCATATGACTTTAGTAATGCAAAAGAAGAGGATTTAGCATCCGTGTGGAAACTCTTAGACGATGATGATTTAATTCATTTAAAAAAAATCGGAGACGATAGTTTCGTTCTTGACGATGAGGAAACTGACAACAAATATCTTATTGATGTTAATAATGAAATGGATTCCGATGAATCGGATGATGATAACTTGGATGATGATATAACTGATGAAAACAGTGATATGGATGATGATTCTATGGTTGAAATTATCTTAAATGATGAAGATCCTATTTCAGAAGAAGATATTGAAGAAGGTGGAGGAGCTGGAAGACAACGTGGAGCTGCTGCTAATCACGTGGGAAGTGTTGCTAATGATGGTAAAAATTTACCAGATGGAAGACCTCACAGAGTAGGAGCACAAAGAGTTTACGAAGAAATGAAAAAAACTTTAGTAAATGCTTTAAATGAAACTAAAAAAATTAAAGCAGAGGCTATTGCACTTAAAAAAGAAAATGAAGATTTCAAAAAAGTATTGGGCATATTCAAAAATAAATTATCAGAAGCTGCCATGGTTAATTATAATCTGGGACACATTGTGAAAATTATAACTGAGAATGCTACAACACAAGATGAAAAAAGAGAAATTGTTGAACGTTTTCAAAATGAAGCTAAAACTATCGCTCAAAGCAAAGCTCTTTGCGAATCTATTTCGGCTAACTTGAAATCTAAATTAAATGAAAAACGTAAACTTGACACAATATTGACAGCTGAACCTCAAAAAATAAATGAAACTACCATATATCAAGATGATGAATTAAATAAAATTAAAGACATGTATAAAAGATTGTCGTTAATTTAATTTATAAAAAAAAATAATAATAAAAAAAAATAAAAATTATAAAACATGAGAGAATTTTTAAATTCAGGTCAAGTCGGTAATATCGAATTGAATGAACAAAAAAGAATCCGTTCTTTAGTTGTTGAACGCTGGGACAAACTTGGCTTCACTGAAGGATTGGAAGGCCAAATGAAAGAAAATATGGCCACGCTTTATGAAAATGAAGCAAAAAGTTTGCTTAAAGAATCTACAAATGCAGATAGTTCTGGATCATTTGAAACAGTGGTTTTCCCAATTATCCGAAGAGTATTCTCTAAATTATTGGCTAATGATATTGTATCAGTACAAGCAATGAACTTGCCTATTGGTCGTTTATTCTTTATTTTGCCAGTAACTTCAGAACGTCAATGGACTAATGAGACTTATTCAGCTGATGTTCCAGGCGGTGTGGCTCAAAGTGGATCACATGCTGGATTAATGGGCTATGATCGAATTAATCGAAATCAAAATAGCGCATATCCTAATACTACTCCCACTGATACAAATCGTTATTATTTGCCAGACGCAGTTATTCCCAATGTGGGAACTGTAAATGCTCCACAAGTAACACAATACATGCAAAAAAGTTTATATGATCTGTTCTACAATGACTTTTTGTTTGATCAATCAAAGGGTAAGATTAATATTCGTGTAGCTGCTACGGCTGATCCTGTAATAATGAACGGTCCTACTGGTTATAGTAATACTGATCAAAATAATGGAGACATTCAATTTGCTCCCATAAGTGGCGTATATCCCCCTTCTCCTATTGATGGTACTGTAAGAGCAATTATTTTGAAAGTATCTGGATTTAGTTCATTCAATGCTGGTTTATTAACAGGTCCTGATGGTAATGAAATGGATAGTGAAAGTTTCTTAGCATCTTTGAAAGTTCTTAATAATGTAGCTTTTACTGATCCTAATAATAAAGGTTATGCTACTTTTGCTCAATACAGTTCTTTGCCTTTCCGTTTAGTAACTCAAAAATATGGTCATGCAATTGTAGATACCACAAGTCCTGCTGATGGACAAGGAAATTTATATCTTGAAGTTGATTTAAGTGTACCTAATGCTTCGGCTGATAATAAAACTATAGATGGTTTTATTGGAGTAGATCCTACTACGGTATTTAATGCATCTACATCAAGTGGAGTAACTTCTTTCTTGGTAAGCTGGGCACAATATGATTCTTTGGAATTGGAAACTGAAATTGGAGAAGTTTCTTTCAAATTAGATTCTGTTACAGTATCTGTTGAAGAAAGAAAACTTAGAGCTACATGGTCTCCTGAATTAGCTCAAGACGTTGCTGCTTTCCATAGCATTGACGCTGAAGCTGAATTAACCGCTATTTTGTCAGAACAAATTGCTGCTGAAATTGACCGTGAAATATTACGTGACTTACGTAAAGCTGCTCCTTGGCAAGCTCGTTGGGATTTTAATGGATGGAGACGTATGAGTGCTTTCTCGACCAACTATACTCAAAAAGACTGGAATCAAGAATTGATGACTAAAGTCAATCAGATAAGTGCACAAATAAATAAAGCAACTTTACGTGGTGGTGCTAACTTTATTGTTGTAAGTTCTGAGGTTAGTGCTGTATTTGACAACTTGGAATATTTCCACGTAACTGATGCAAGTGCTGAAAGTGATCAATACAACATGGGTATTGAAAAAATTGGAACATTAAGTGGACGTTATCAAGTTTATCGTGATCCATATTCACCTGCATGGTCTGTTATCATAGGGCATAAGGGAAAGAGCTTATTGGATACTGGATACATCTATGCTCCATATGTGCCAATGCAACTTACCCCAACTATGTACAACCCATTTAACTTTGCACCTGTTAAGGGTATATTAACCCGATATGCTAAGAAACTGGTAAATAACCGTTATTATGGACATATTCGTGTAGATGGTTTGGTTACTTGGAACATTAACGAATTGCGTTAAGCATTTAGATAGTTAATAAATATAGAAAAAGGACTGATAAATTCAGTCCTTTTTTTTGTTTATAATGTTAATAAAGAAATAGTATATGATTTTTATATTTATTGGATATTTGAATACTAAATTTTCATTTCATATTTAAATAATCCGCAATCCCAAATTCGATCATATCCTAGAATTTTTACCATTTCTGTTTCCGTTAAATTGATGTCTAAATTATATTTTTTAGCTAAAACTTGTTTTCTAAACATAAATTTATGAAATCTTTTGTAGAGATCGATTTTATCATTATAATATCTATAATCTGGAGATATTATTTTTGCAAGACTAAAACCAATTTTTGTATATAAATTATTGTCTTTATCTAATGTCCATCGTCTATCTGCAAAACTAACAATTTTTCTAACATTGTGATTTGTTATTAATTTTTTTATGAAACGGCTACATAACCCTGGAATTATATAATTATAATTTACGGCAAATCGTTTTAAATCCCATACATATTGTTTATTATTTATTAAAGTAAAACCACTAGCACCTACTAATTCATTATTATAAAAAGCTCCTATATAAACTGTAGAACTACATTCACCTTGTAAATGATATTTATTCATAAATGTTTTAAATTCAATACCATTAATTTCTTTTATAATACATTTTCTAGCGCCTATTTTAATTTTTTTGTCTAAATCTATATGTAATATATATTTTAGTTTTTCAAATATTAATTGTTTATTATTAATAAATTCATCTTCAAAAATGTGTATTAATGAATAACCAGCTTCATTAGCTGCTAATGTTTTATCTATATGATAATTTTTATTTTTTTTACCAAACCATTCAGTGTGCCACTTATTACCATTATATTCAATAGCTAATTTTTTATCTTCTATAAGAATATCTAATTCTTTACCATTTAATATTGTTCTATCTCCAGAAATTACTTCTATACCATTTAATTCTAAGAAATTTCTTATTTCTTTTTCAGCTAATGAAACATTCGCATACATAATATTGTTAGCGTTATTTGCTTTCATATTATCACTTAATTTAGTAAATAATGTATTTGATATATTCTTATAACCGTATTTTTCTTTATATTCAATAAGTGTTATATTATGCACCGATAAATGTCTCCAATCAATACGTTTTAATTTTTTACCACATATTTCGCATTTGATCCACTCATTTTCATTTTTTTCAAAATCTTGAATTGCTTTATCTTTTTTAAAAAATTCTATTTCTTCTGGAAACTCTTTTAAATAATCTTCTATTGAAATGTTATGATATTTTAAAAGATGAGATTTATAAGCTCCTGATTTATTATCAATATCAATTGTTGACCAATTACAATATTTACATTTTTTTGTTTTTTTCATTTCTTTTTTAACTTCCACAATATCATAAAATTGTTCATGCCAATATGAGCCATTTAACGCATAATAAGCCCGTCTTTTGAAGCTACTTGGTATTTCCATATCTGGATTCAGTTTTAATAAATAAGCCGTTAGAGAGCCACTAATATTGGCATAATCATTAAATATTTTTTTAGTTTCTTTATGAATTGCTATATAATTTTTACCATCATCATATTTCTTTATATCTGGAAGTTTACCATTACCAACAATTGTTTTTCTTTTTACTGTAATTCCATTTTCTTGTAATATTTGTTTAATTTTCTTATGTCCCAAATGAAATATTTCTCCTATTTTATGAGTTGATATATTATCAATTTGATATAATTTAATTATATTATTAATTTCTTCTTCAGTTATTTTTTTTGTTTTATTCATCATAATTAAGTTTATAATTATTTTACAAATATAACGCTTTTATTTTATAATACCAAATTTATAATATTAATATTCTATAAAAATATTTAAATAATTTGTTTTATAAAAAAAAGTTAGTATATATATAATATAAAATAAAATATAATTATGGAAAATCCACTAGAAAATACAATTGTAATTGTATCCTGTCCATTATCAATGGATAAAAATAAGGTTTTTAAATTATTACAAGATGATAAAGAATTAGTTGATGCTATAAATTCTTATTCAAAATATATTAAGATAAATGATGATATAGAGACATTTAATAATATTAGTAATATTATTATAACAGAAAATGGTTATAATATAGCTGTTTATGGCGAAGACATAAAAGGCGTTATAAAATAAAAAAAATACTCACAGGTAGCGAATCTGATGAGTATTTTAAAATAGCCATAGCTATAACAGTCCTAATTGAACTTTTAATTTACCGTATATTTATAATTATTTTCTAGCGTAATAATCTGTAAAAACGCCATTCGTTAAGCCATAATCAATAAGAACAACCATATCAATGCCTTCTCGTTTAACTATTCCATAGGAATTTAATCTTGTAACATCTCCTATTGGCATATCATAATCGCCTATTAATGAGGTTAAATCATATAGCCACTCATTGTTATCCATCATTTCTTTTGTTTTTGGCTCAATATACATGTTTGGAGTATTATATTTTTTAAACATATTATTTAAATATGGAAATAATAAATTAAAATCAAATCCCACTATTTTTTTGAATTGAGAAGGTGAACATCTCTGTGCCAATTCCATTTCAACAAACATGCCATTTTCATCTGAATCAAAGCATTTAGCTACTATGGGATAATGATCCTGAAGATAATATTCAGATTCAACATTATTTTGTGCAATTCCTTTTTGATTTTTTGCCAATTTAAGTACTTTTTCATTATCAATTTTATAAACAATTCTAGCACTTCCAGACGATATTCTTTGCAAATGCTCTTCGCAATACTTGATTCTACCAGAAAATGATTTTATTGATTTAAATGTTTCCATATTAAAAGACTGTGGATATGGCATTTCTTTTAACATATATTTTATTTGTTCTTCTGTTACTAAAATTTTCATATATATATAATATTATTTTTATATAAATATTTTAAAAAAAATATTATTATTCATTTTTTTCTAATCTATTCAATATAATATCTATTAATGGGTGTCTTATGCTTTTTGCATCTTTAAAATCTAC